AGATTATGAAACTTGCGCTTTAATAATGAAAATAAAAAAAAATATTAATAATAAATCAACAAAATTATAATTGAAATATGCAAAATACATTTAAAAATATTGAAAGTTTTAATAGTTTAGTTGAAAGAAAAATCGGTAAAGATTTTATGTATCATATTGCATACAATAAACCATATGATAATTTTTATCATGATTTGTATAATGATTTATTTTATAAAAATTATGTTTTTAAAAATAACTTATTAAATGGGTATTATGTTGAAATTGGTGCATTGGATGGTGTTATAAATTCTCAATCATTTATTTTTGAAAAACAATTTAAATGGGATGGTATCGTTGTAGAACCAAACCCAATTTGGCATGAAAATCTAAAAAGATACAGAAGTTGTAAAATAAATAAATCAGCTATAACTAACCAAAACGGTACTAATATATTTGAATGTAGAGAAATGGCTGCATTTTCAGGATTAAAATCAAATACAAATGATAGTAGATTTTCCGATATAATAAATGAAATTGAAGTTGAAACTATAACTTTGTTAGATTTGTTTGATAAATATAATTCACCATCGGTAATTGATTGGGTATCCATCGATACGGAGGGTTCTGAATTCGATATATTGGCCCATTATTTTGAAAATAATACAAAATATAAAATCAATTTAATTAATTTTGAATCAAATGATTATTCAAAAGCAATTTCTTTTTTAGATAATCAACCATATATTAGAATAAAAAATCCTTATTTAGATTTCTTAAAATTATCACGTAAGCATGGTTTGTTAAAATTTGAACCTATAACAGGTCAATTACATAAATCCTATTTGCTTGATAATACTATTGTTCCAGAATTTGATGATTTATTGGATGTAAATTTTGAACATTTTTACATTCATATTGATTTCTTAAAAGAAAATTTACACTTAAAAAAATATATTGAATATGAAAAATCACTAAAATTATAAATTATGGCAGAACATCATGTAACTTTAACAATTAATGAAGATGGATTAGTAACATCCGTTGGAAACACAAACGACATTTACGAAGATTGTATAATGTGCGGTAAAAAAACAGAAACTCTTAAAACAACACATATTGATTTTAGATATGGATATGTAGAAGGAGCAGGACAATTGTGTAGAGAATGTTATTTAGGTGAAAATAGAAACTTAATAACAATAGAAGGTAGAACAATATTAGATACACCCAATGATTCCGAATTGGGAGCAAAAGTTAGACAAATGTATTGGGATAGTAAAAAATAAGTTATGTCACCTAAACAAAAAGAAGGAGAATATTACATTGGAGATACAAGTTATCTAACAATGAAATCTAGTACAATCATTGAAATGAGAGACCAACTTAAATTATTGGTTGAAGATGGTAAGAGTGTAAATTTAGATATATCAATTAAAGCAGACTTTGATAAGATACCACCTGAATATCATCAGTTATTTTGTCAAATGATGATGGTAAGATATGGTGGAATAGTAAATGTATGGGATAACACTCAACCCTTTGCAAAACCAGAAGTTAAGAAAAAACGATGGTATCAATTTTGGAAATAATAAAAAAATAAGTTATGTTTGGATTCGGAGATTATTCAACACAAATGCCAAAGCCACCGGCAATATCAAAAAAACGATTAGGAGAGTGGCAAACAAAAAACAAAACAAAACAAATAGTTATGCCAGCAAAACCAAAAATTAGTAAACCATCAATATTTGATGTTCCTGAATATCAAATACCAATCCAAAAAGAAGAAACTGCAATAGAATTTTGTGAAAGAGTATATCCTGAAATGATGGATGAATTTAAGAAAGTTCAATCAGAAATGTATGAAACATTCTGTAAAAAACAAAGAAATTATGGACCTTCAAATATATCAGTTGGAACATCTCTACAAACAAAAGAAGATATAAAATTATCCCTTACAGGTCTTTGGTTTAGAATTAACGATAAAATACAAAGATTGAAACAATTGGTAGTTTTAGGACAACCAGATGAGGTTGGAGAACCAATACAGGATACCTACCAAGACTTATCAGTTTATGGTATAATTGCGCAACTCGTACAGAGAGGAAAATGGGCAAAATAAATTTGGAAAAGTGGAAAAATAGTTGTATATTTATAGTAATAAAAGCTGAAAAAGTTATATTTAGATATAGGTAATATCGATATAAACCTCAACTTTAAAAACAAATTTTAAACCTTAAAAACAAAACAAAATGGACATTAAATTGGCCCTGTCGAGATTTAACTCTCTACAAAACAACACTAAAAAGTCGGATTCAATTTTTAAACCGGCAAACGGAAAATCTCAAGTGAGAATCGTTCCTTACAAGTTCAACAAAGACATTCCTTTCATTGAACTTTACTTTCACTACAACATTAACAACAAGACTTATTTGAGTCCAATGTCATTTGGTAGACCTGACCCTATCGTTGAGTTTGCAGAAAAACTTAAGAGAACGGGTGATACCGATGATTGGAAAGCAGGTAAGAAAATGGAACCAAAATTAAGAACTTTTGTACCAGTTATCGTAAGAGGTAAAGAATCGGAAGGAGTAAAATTCTGGGGATTCGGTAAGACAGTTTATCAAGATATCTTAGGATATATTGCTGATCCTGATTACGGAGATATTACAGACCCATTAACAGGTAGAGATATCGTATTGGATGTAACTTCGGCAGAAGAATCTAATGCAGCATATCCGACAACTGCAATCAGAATTAAACCAACTCAAACAAAACTTTCAGATGACTCTACAATGGTTCAGTCATTATTAGAAAACCAAAAAAACATTACGGAATTATATCAGGAGTTATCATACGCTGAATTAAAATCTGTATTGGAAAATTGGTTAAATCCAGGTTCTGCAGCAGAAGATGAAATTGTTGAGGAATTAGAAGCACCAAAACCAAAAGCACAACCAGTTGCGCAAAAGCAATCATCGGTTTCAGTTGATATGGGTGGCACACAAGAATTCAATGATTTACCTTGGGAAAAGGAAGAAGCTGTAAAAGCTCCAAAAGCAAAGGATGATGTAGCATCAGCATTTGATGATTTATTTAACAATTAATAAAAGGTTACAATGGCCAAAAGAGAAGAGGATTTAGCAAGTATTCTTGCTGACTCATTAAACAAACAAAATAAGGATGGTAAGATTGCCTACTTTCTAACTGATGAAGGTGGTGATGCTCCTACCAATGTTAAAGATTGGATTTCAACTGGTAATGCTATGTTGGATGTCGCAATCTCTAATAGACCTTATGGTGGCTTCCCTGTTGGACGCATATGTGAGATTACGGGTTTAGAGCAGAGTGGAAAATCTCTGCTCTCTGCCCATATTCTTGCAGAAACACAACGCAAGGGTGGAGTAGCCGTATTGATTGATACCGAAACTGCCGTAAGTAGAGAATACTTAGAAGCAATCGGAGTAGATATTTCAAAGTTATTATATGTTTCAGTTGACACCGTTGAAGGTATTTTTGAAGCATGTGAAACAATTATTGAAAAGGTTAGAACAGGAGACAAAGATAGATTAGTTACAATTGTAGTCGATTCAGTAGCAGCAGCATCTTCAAAGAAAGAGATGGAGGCTGATTACGATAAAGATGGTTACGCAACTGATAAAGCTATTATCATTTCAAAAGCAATGAGAAAAATTACCAATATGATTGGTCGTCAGTCAATCGCTTTAGTATTCACAAACCAATTAAGACAAAAGATGAACGCAATGTTTGGTGACCCGTGGACAACATCGGGTGGTAAAGCATTGGCATTTCATAGTTCAGTTAGATTGAGATTAAAGAACATGGGACAATTGAAACAAGGTGATAGAATTGTAGGTATTAAAGTTCGTTGTCAGGTTATTAAAAACAGAATGGGCCCACCATTGAGACATGCAGACTTTGACATTTTCTTTGATAGAGGTATTGACAATTATGGTGGATGGTTAGCAGTTATGAAAGATGGTAAAATCGTTAAGCAAGCTGGTGCATGGTATGAATACATTGATATCGATAGTGGTGAAGTTATGAAGTTTCAATCTAAAGACTTTGCAAAAATGTTAGAAGATGAGAAACTTAAAGACCAAATCTATCGTAGGATTTGTGAGACAACAATATTATTATATAAGAACAATTCCAATTCGGATGAAGTTGAAGTAACAACGGACGAAGCAAATGAGTCAGATTAGTAAAAAGTATTTAAATATACTAAAAGAAATAGATGAAGAACATAAAGGTTTTGGAGATTTGCAAAAAAATTCAAAAACCCTAGTAATTGATGGTCTTAATACCTTCATTCGTTCTTGGTCAACAGCACCGAATCTCAATGATAACGGTGACCATATTGGGGGCATAGTCGGTACTTTAAAAAGTATCGGCTTTGCAATCCGTACAATTAACCCTACAAGAGTTATCATAGTATTCGATGGAAAGGGTGGTTCAAATAGCAGAAAAGAAATATACGGAGGATATAAATCGGAGAGAGGTAAGAACAAAATCAAAATGAGATTGAATCGTGCCACATCCGTTGAAATGAATCCTGAAGAAGAAAGTGCATCTATGAAGCGACAAATGTCCGGATTAGGTGAATTACTTTCATCTCTACCTGTTACCATTATGATTTATGATGGTGTAGAGGCGGATGATGTTATGGCTTATATTGCTACCACTTTAAGACAAGAAAACGAAAAGGTTGTAATAATGAGTACAGATAAGGATTTTCTTCAATTGGTAAACAAAGATGTGAGTGTATATTCACCATCTAAAAAGAAAGTTTACAATATTCCAGAAGTAGTAGAAGAATTTGGTATTCATCCACATAATTTTATAAATTTCAGAATGATTGATGGGGACAAATCCGATAATGTAGAAGGTATAAGTGGTTTGGGTATTAAATCCATTACAAAAGCATTTCCAATGTTATCGGAACACCAATTAGTTGATACTACCGATATGGTTAATTATGTAAATACTTTACCCAAAAAATCAAAAGCACACGAATTATTCTTAGATAATTTGGAAATTTGCGAAAGAAATCGTAAATTGATGCAGTTAGCAGAACCAACATTTAGTGGCAATCTCCGTATGAAAATTATGGATAGATACAATGAACCTACTACAAAATTTGACAAACAAACTTTCTTAAAGTATGGTTTGAAGAATAGAGTATTAGAAGGTTTCCCAAATGTATTGGACTGGTTACAATCAACATTTTCACATATAGCAAAATTTTAAAAACAAAGTTATGGCAAAAGCAGCAGACAAATTAGCAAAACCATTAGGAGATAGAGTCTTACTAACGGAATTAGACCCAAAAGAAGAATCAACAACTGCCGGTGGAATCATTATCCCAGATAGTGCAAAATCGGAAGATGTAAAAAGAGCAAGAGTAGATGCAGTAGGTGACGGACTATTCACACAATCAGGAGTAGCAATTCCAATGAGTGTAAAAGTAGGTGATGAAGTAATCCTTCCACCATATCATCAAGGAGTAGAAATTAAAGTAGGTGGAAACAAATACATCCTATTAAGAGAATCAGAATTATTAATGGTTATTAGATAACAAATAAAAACATGGAGGTCAACAATGAAGTGTCTTAAAAGTAATAAAACAGGAAAAATTATCAGAGTATCAGATAAAGAAGCTTACCTAGCAACGAGTGAGTGGAAGTTTATTCCAAAGAGTGAGTGGAAAGCGGCAACAAGAAAAGTAAAAGTAGAAACAGATAAAACCGAAGCATAATGCAAGAAGTAGATACACTAGTCAAATATGGCCAATCGTATCAATCTAAAGTTGTTGCTTCTCTTATAACGGATGTAAAGTTTTTAGAACAGGTAAGTGAAATTACTAAACCTTTATTCTTTGAGTCTCAAGCAAATCAATGGATTGTAAAAGAGGTTCAATCATACTTTGATGAATATAGAGCAGTTCCGACAATGGAAGTGTTTAAGATTAAAGTCGGTGACATTGAAGATAAAGGATTAAAACAAACAGTAGTTGAACAATTAAAGAATGTTTATTTACAGATTGGTGCAGATGATATACCATATGTAAAGAAAGAATACCTTACATTTGCAAAGAATCAAAAAGTTAAAGAGGCTCTATTCAAATCAGTAGACCTATTAAAGAACGGACAATACGACCAGATTATAGATACGATGATGAAGGCATCCAAAGTGGGTGTTGAATCGGATTTAGGTTTGGATTATATTGAAAACTTTGAGTCCATTTTAGAAGATGTTAAAAGAGATTCCACACCGACAGGATGGGATGTTATAGATGAACTAATGGATGGTGGTTTGGGTCCCGGTGAATTAGGTGTAGTAATGGCTCCATCTGGTATCGGTAAAAGTTGGTTTTTATCTAAGATTGCATGTTCTGCATTACAAAGAGGTATGGATGTATTACACTATACATTAGAATTATCTGAAAGTTATGTAGGTCAAAGATATACAACAATTCTTACCAACATTGCAACCACAGAACAAAAGATGAGAAAAGATGAGATTATTCGTAAAATCAAACAAGTTCCAGGTAGAGTTCGTATTAAGTATTATCCACCACAATTTGCATCTGCAAAAACAATTGCAGCTCACATTGAAAAAGTAAAACAAACCGGATTTAATCCAAAACTAATTGTGATTGATTATGCGGATTTGTTAAAGAGTGGTAATGGGAATAGAGATGGGTTATATGCTGAATTGGGTGGTATCTATGAAGAATTGAGAGGTTTGAGTGGTGAACATAAGATTCCAGTATGGACTGCCACACAAACGAATAGAGCCGCAATAGACCACGAAGTTATTCAAGCGGATAGTGTGGGTGATTCTTATAAGAAAGTCCAAACAGCAGACTTTATAATGTCAGTAAGCAGGAAAACAAAGGACAAGTTATCAAACACAGGTCGTATTCACATTGTAAAGAATAGATTTGGTCCTGATGGAATGACATTCCCTGCAAAGATTGATACATTTACAGGCGTTATGGATGTGTTCGCAGCAACATCTGTGGATGGTATGGCATCGACTAGAGATAGTAAAAGTGGTGAAGGATTAGAGAAAAAACTCCTACATAAAAAGTATGTGGAGAATATGGGATAAGTATAAAAAAATTAAAAAAAGTGTGAATAAATATTTTCAAAAAAAACCTAAAATTAACTAAAGAAAATAGGATATAACAGTAGTGTAATCCATATATATCTTTACATTTCCCACTTTTTAGGGAAAAATATTTACTAACAAAAATTAAAAATTTACAAAAAAATGGACATTTCAAACAAAATCTTATCAGAGATTACGGTCTATATGAAGTATGCAAAATACAGACCTGAATTACAAAGAAGAGAAACATGGCAAGAGTTGGTTACGAGAAATATGGAAATGCATATTAAAAAGTATCCACAATTAGAACAAGAGATTAGAGATAATTACAAATTCGTATATGATAAGAAGTGTTTACCTTCAATGCGTTCAATGCAGTTCGCAGGTAAACCAATTGAAATAAGTCCAAATAGAATTTACAATTGTGCATTTGCACCAATTGATGATTGGAGAGTATTTTCAGAAATTATGTTTTTACTATTAGGTGGAACGGGTGTTGGTTATTCAGTTCAAAAACACCACGTTGATGCATTACCTGAAATTAGAAAACCAAATGCAGACAAAACTCGTAGATTCCTTATTGGAGATTCTATCGAAGGATGGGCTGATTCAATTTCAGTATTGGTTAAAGCATATTTCTTTGGTGGAAGTAAACCAGTATTTGATTTTAGAGATATTAGAGCAAAGGGTGCAAGATTGATTACATCAGGCGGTAAAGCACCAGGCCCTCAACCACTAAAAGAGTGTCTTATCAAATTAGAAGGTATATTAGATGCAAAAAAAGATGGTGATAAATTATCTCCATTAGAAGTACATGATATGGTTTGTCATATTGCAGACGCAGTATTGGCAGGTGGTATTAGAAGAGCTGCATTGATTTCATTGTTCTCTGCAAATGATGAACAAATGATTAGTTGTAAGAGTGGTGCATGGTGGGAAACAAATCCACAAAGAGGTAGAGCAAATAACTCAGCAGTCCTAATGAGACATAAAATTACAAAGGAATACTTTTTAGACCTTTGGAAAAGAATCGAAGCAAGTGGAGCAGGTGAGCCTGGTATCTACTTATCAAACGACAAAGATTGGGGAACTAACCCATGTTGTGAGATTGCATTAAGACCTTTCCAATTCTGTAATTTATGTGAGGTGAATGTAAGTGATGTAGTAGACCAAGACGATTTGAATGCAAGAGTTAAAGCAGCATCATTCATTGGAACATTACAAGCGGGTTATACCGATTTCCATTATTTAAGACCAATCTGGCAAAGAACAACTGAAAAGGACGCACTTATTGGTGTATCTATGACAGGTATCGGAAGTGGTGCAGTATTGAAGTTGGATATGAAAGAAGCAGCAAAAGTTGTAAAGGTAGAGAATAAGAGATTAGCAGAAGTAATGGGTATCAATCCATCTGCAAGAACTACAACAGTTAAACCTGCCGGAACAACATCATTGACATTAGGAACATCATCAGGTATTCACGCTTGGCATAATGACTACTATATTCGTAGAGTAAGAGTAGGTAAGAACGAAGCAATTTATTC